CAATCTGCTAATCACATGATTGCATCTTTGAATGGTACAATCCAAAAACCAAACAGTTCTTTTACTGTTAGTGGTTCTACAATTACATTTTCTAGTAATTTAGTTACAGGAGATGTTATAGATTTTATTCAGATACTTGGTGATGTTCTTGATCTTGGCGTACCATCTGACAGTACAGTTTCACTTGCTAAGCTAACAGCAACAGGAACTAAATCGTCATCAACCTTTTTAAGAGGAGATAATACTTTTGCAGTTCCTAGTGGTGGAAAAATTTTGCAAGTTGTTAGTGATACATTAACATCTGAATATACTACTGGAAGTGCAAGTTTTTCTGATACAGGTTTAACTTTAAATATTACTCCAAGTGCAACATCATCAAAAATTTTACTTATGATGTCAGGAACAGCTTATGTAAATACATCTGGCAATTCTATAATTTTTACTTTTTTAAGAGGTTCAACAAATCTTGCAACTGGAGATTCAAGTGGTGCTTATGGTTTTGCTAGATTACAAAGTAATGCTGGAAATTTAGTAGCAGTTCAATCTCCAATGCATGTAGATTCTCCTTCATCTAGCTCTCAATTAACATATAAAGTACAAGGTAGATTAGAAAGTGCTAGTGGTGCTGGTCAACTTTCTATAAATTCTACAACATCAACATTAATTGCTATGGAGATAGGAGCATAATATGAAAATTTTTAATGCAATAAAAAAAATAAATCCTAATGCAGAAGTTACTGTAAGAGGAAGCGATATTGATACTTGCGAAATTGATTGGTTAAATGGTACTGCTGAAATTTCTAAAGCAGATATAAAAGCTATGCTACCAACTGTAGAAACTGAAATGGCAAATGCTGAACAAGCAGCAATAAATAAAAAAGCATCTGGCAAACAAAAACTTTTAGACTTAGGTTTAACTGAAGCAGAAGTGAAAGCATTGATAGGAGTATAAATGGCAATAATTAAACCAAACAATAATACAATATCTGCGATAACTGCTTTACCAGCAGCTATTCCTACTGGTAAGATTTTGCAAATTATAAATGGGTCTACTAGTATGTTACAAAGCACTACATCAGCATCTTATTCAGATGTAGAAGTTTCAAGTGGTGTAACTTGGGAAACAGCAATTACTCCAAGTGCAACAAGCTCAACTATTTTAGTAATAGGTTCTATTTGTATTTACAATGCTCAAAATGGCAGTAATACTCAACAAGAAAATAGATATAATTTACATTGTGATGCAAAAATTGGAAGTGGTTCATATAGTGCTTTTTTAGATCAAAATTGGATGGGTAAATATTATTATAATGGAACAACAAAAAATACTTTAGACCCAGCTTATAGATCATTTACAAAAATTCATTCACCTAGCACTACAAGTGCAGTAACTTATAAGTTTCAATATGCTTGTACATCAGCAAATGGTATGAAAGCTGAATTAGGTGGTGATAATAAAATTAGTTCATTAACTTTAATGGAAATAGCAGGATAAAATTATGACTATAGATGTTACAGATGCAATATTTAAAATAAATCCAAACGCAGAATTTGTTATAAGAGAAAATAATGTTAATCAAATCTCTTGGTTAAATGGCACAACACCTATTCCTAAAGCTGACATAGAAGCACAATTCACAGCAGTAGAATTTGATACAGCTATGGAAGATTTAAGAAGTAAAAGAGATAATTTATTAAAAGACACAGATCATCTTGCTTTATCAGATCAAACTTTATCTGATGACATGAGAACTTACAGACAATCTTTAAGAGATATTACAAACGGTTTAACTACAGTCGAAGACGTTAATTCAGTCACATGGCCAACTAAACCAGGAGCGTAGGTCATGCTCGGACTAACTTCCTTATCCGGTGCTCCAATATCGACATCGTTTTTTAACCCTAATGTCCTTATAAATGTAACAGGTAATGCATTAAGTATAGGAATTGGAACTCCTTTAATTAGTACTGATGTAACAGCTAGTCCTAGTGGTTCTCAAGTAAGTCTTGGAGCAGGCACAGTAACTGTTACAGGAACAGCACTAGTCAATCCAACAGGATCACAAGTAACTCTTGGGGTAGGAAATTCTACAATAATAATAGATGTAACAGCAGCGGTTACTGGAAATTCATTGACCTTATCAACAGGAAGTGTTACAGTAACAGGAACAGCACTTGTAAATCCAACTGGGTCACAAGTAACAGTAAACACAGGAGAAGCGGGTATTATTACTTGGAATGACATTATTCCAGGGGTGAACATGACTTGGACACCAATAGACCCTTATTAATAAATTATGGCATCATCTTACTCAACAAACTCAAAATTAGAACTAGTCACTACCGGTGAAAAAGCTGGTCTATGGGGTACGATTACTAATACAAACCTACAAATATTAGAACAATTATCTACAGGTTATTTATCATCAGCTCAACTTGCAAGTGGTGATTTAGCTTTAGCACTTGACAATGGTGCAACATCTACAGGTAAAAATTTATACATAAAACTAACAGGTACACTTGGTGCAAATAGAAGTGTGACAATACCTGATGGTGCGGAAAGAGTCATTGTATTTGAAGATGCAACAACTAGAGGTGCTTCTTCTACTTTTTATACAATAACTGTTAAAACGGTTTCAGGGTCCGGGGTTCTATTACCTATTGGATCAACATCATTAGTTTATTCAGATGGTACAAATGTTAGTCTTGGTCTTAGACAAAAGGGCTATGTAACTTTAGACTCTTCAGCAATTACTGCTTATACTGCTGTTGATGGTGATCAAATTTTAGCAAATACAACAGCTAACCCAATTACCGTAACTTTACCGGCATCTCCTCCAACAGGTTCTGAAGTTACATTTATTGATGCTAGAGGAACTTTTAATAACAACAACTTGATTATAAATAGAAATAGTCAACCCATTAATTCAGGTACATCTAACTTAACTTTAAGCACAGCAGGTCAAGCTATTTCATTAGTGTACGTGGATTCTACAAGAGGTTGGGCGTATAAAACTAACACGGCGTAAGGAGCACGGACCATGGCCCTTATTGATTTTAAAGTACTACCTGGAATTGATAAACAGGATACCGAATCTGGAGCAGAAAACAGATGGGTTGATTGTAATAATGTTAGATTTAGATATGGCTTACCTGAAAAAGTAGGTGGTTGGTCTTCTTTAATTACAGAATCTATTGTAGGTGTTGCAAGACGTGAGTTTGCTTTTGTAGATTTAGAAGGTAACCGTTATGTTGCAATAGGAACAGATAAATTTTTACTTTTATATTTTGAAGGTCAAATATTTGACATCACACCCATAAAAACACCATTGTCTTCATCAACAATAGCAACAGTAGATAGTTCCGCAGTCTGTACAATTACAACTGGTTCATCTCATAATCTAGAACCAGGCGATATTGTTTTACTAGACAGTGTTACATTACCAGGCGGTACAGGTTTTAGTGCATCTGATTTTGAAGATAAATTATTTCAAGTAACTTCAGTTACAACCCCTACAGTTTTTACAATTACACAAAGTTCAAATGCAACAGGAACCGTATCAACAGGAGGTAGTCTTTCTGTTATACCTTATGAAAAAGTTGGTCCTGCTGCACAATCGTATGGTTATGGTTTTGGTATTGGTCAATATGGTGGAACAGTATCAGGAGCACAAATAACTACTTTGAATGGAGCTTTATTGGCAGATACTAATGGTACTGGTGGATCAGGAACTGTTATTAATGTTACATCTAATTCAGGTTTTCCAACCGCTGGAACTATAGCAGTTGGTAATGAATTAATTAGCTATACTGGAAAAGGTACAAATACTTTAACAGGTATTACTAGAGGTGCTTTTGGAACTGCAACTTTTGGTACATCTAACGGGCAAGCTCATTCAAATGGTGCAACGGTTACAGATGCATCAAATTTTACAGGTTTTGGAAGTGCTGTTCAAGCATCTAACGTAACTCTAGAACCAGGCCTCTGGAGCTTGAGTAATTTTGGTCAAGTATTAGTTGCAACTATTGCAAATGGTAAAACATTTACATGGAATGCCGGAGCAGCATCACCCTTAACAGTTAGAGCATCTACAGGTACTTCGGGTTTTTCTACATCAGCTAACCCAACTGCAACAAGAGTCACATTAGTTTCACCTACAACACGTCACTTAATTCATTTAGGAACTGAAACTGTTATTGGAGATACATCTTCTCAAGATGATATGTTTATAAGATTTTCTGATCAAGAAAATATAAATGATTACACTCCAACTGCTATTAACTCAGCCGGATCACAAAGACTTCAAGATGGGACACGAATTATGGGTTCATTAAAAGCAAAAGAAACAATTTTAGTTTGGACAGATAATGCTTTGTATACTATGAAATTTATCGGTGCACCTTTTACATTTGGATTTGAACAAGTTGGTACAAACTGTGGATTGATTGGTAAAAATGCAGCTGTTGAAATAGATGGTGTAGCTTTTTGGATGAGTACAAACGGTTTCTTTATGTTTGATGGTACTGTTAAATCATTACCTTGTAGTGTTGAAGACTATGTTTATGATCAAGCAGACACTACTAAAGGTCAACAAATATGTGCTGGTTTAAATAATCAATTTACAGAAGTTGTTTGGTACTACCCTTCAACTAATTCTGAATATAATGATCAATATGTAGTATTTAATTATGGGCAACCTATGCAAGGTGGTGTTTGGTATATTGGAACAGAAGCAAGAACTTCTTGGATTGATGCAAGTGTATATCAAAAACCTTTTGCAACTAAATATAATTCAACATTGGATGGTACTTTTCCTGTAATTGTAGGTCAAGATGGTTTGGGTCAAACTCAATTTTTTGAACATGAAGTAGGCACAGATCAAGTTAATCAAGACGGAAGTACAACGACAGTTACATCATTTGTAAAATCATATGACTTTGATATACAATCAAGACAACAAGGAACAGAAGGTATTTCAGGAGACGTATTTTTAGCTATGAGAAGATTTGTACCGGACTTTAAAAATTTACAAGGAAATGCTAAAGTAACATTAGCTGTTAAAAGATATCCTCAACAAACAGATACAACAACAACTTTAAGTCCCTTTACAATCGACTCTAGCACTGATAAAAAGGACACTAGAGCCAGAGGAAGATTTGTTAACATTAAGATAGAAAACACTGATGTTAGTGAGTCTTGGCGTTTTGGCACATTACGAATTGACATACAACCAGACGGACGTAGATAATGGCAGTTAGATATCC